CGCGACCTCGGCAACCTCATAACCATAGCCGGAGATTTGCAAACCTTCCTTGCTAAATCCCTTGATCGGTTGCATTACCAGCACCCGCGCCATGTCGTAAGGTTGCTTGCTTGACTTGCCGATGCCTTGCATCCGTGAAACGCCGAGTACCAGAGTTTGCATTTTGTTTTCCGTTTCCGTAGATTGTGTTAGAAGGTTGATTTCTACCGCAGGGCGAAATTTACCCTTTTACATTCTGTGAAGTCAATACATGAATTCGAATCTTTGGAAAACCGTGAAATTGCCGCCAGCCCTACATGCTACCCTCAAGGCGAAAGCGGCACACGAAGGACTTCCATTATCGGACCTATTGGAGACCGTGTTAACGGACTGGCTTCGACGGCAGGGGATACCAACCCCGCCCGTTCAATATCGCAAACCCACTGGACACGATTTGTTTCTAGTTGGTAATTCCAATCCTCGCGCCGATCCGTCGATTCCCGACTAATCCGGCCTAGCCACTCCGCCACCAGACCGGCGGGAGCGACAAGAACACCCGCGACCGGCTTACGCACCAACCGGACCGTAAAAAACTCCCCTTGCCCGACCGCCGCAAGCCCCCAGAGCGACGCTGTTACCTCGCCGGTATCGACATTCTGCCAACCCCCGCCGACCGCACGACGGAACGCACAAGACCCCTCGGAACCGTGGCGCATGTCCTTTGGCAGCTTCCACCATGCCACGACGCGCCGTTCCTGCTTGCTCAAACCGCCGATGCCATGCAGCCGCAGACCCTTCGGAAATTCGGCCTGGCCCTTGCTTTCAAACTTCGACGCATACTTGGCAACATAGCCAACCGGATTGTGCACCCGCGTCACGTTGCTAGACCCATGCCGCCACCAGCCTTTTTTATCCGGTGCGGGAATACGCCACCGACGCGGAATCCACACCAGGACATGATAATGAACCGCGCCCCGCTTTTGCAGTTCAGCGACCCAGACATACGGCAGCTTGACGCCGGACTGATGCCCGAGCTTTTTACGCCCCGCCCATTTCTGTACCGTATTCATAAATTGTGAGATGTGATCCGGCGACCATGCGCCAGCGTCCCCGTAGGTCAGCGTAACCATGACCGGGACCCACTGGACCGCCGACGCTTTCAGCCTGTCATTGACGAGCCGCGCCGTTGTCATTACGCCTTTTTTGAGCCGATACACCCGAGCCAGCGAAGTATCCAGCACAACGGATTGACCGTTGGAAATTCCTTGAGGTATCATTGCGCCACTGTGTTGTTAGCACCCGCCAAGGTGCGCTGTGTTGTTGAAAGGCCCCGCCGCCAAGCGGGGCTTTTTTTTGCCTGTCCGAAGTTTCCACTTTTACATGCACGAAGTCAAACCCAAGGGGAAAGCAAAAGCAAAGAGATACTCTGCTGCGCCGGATGATGAAACTATCCAGCTTGTCCCTGCGGGATTTGCCCGTTGGGCAAACATTCGTATCTTTTGCTTTCCCCTTGGAAACCCAACCCCAGAGGCAAACCCGAAAATCTTGTCCGACTTGTTGTAAAACAGACAAGCCCCGCGCCCTTCGGGCGCAAAACCCGACCCGCAGAGGGTTGAGCATGGGCGCGTCCGACCCCTCGCGGGGCGTGAAATCTCTGATATATCAAGTCAAGTGCGAAAAGGCGTCAGCAAAAAGGGGGGGGGGTTGGAGGCGACAAAATGTCCTCTTTTCACCCTGGCGGATACCACCGATTAACCGGCGTCCCGCCTATGACAATCGGACAACTTCAAAAGGCGTCCGACCGCCATTTAATCTATCCCTGGAAATTCAGCAACAACTGACCGCAGCATGGACACAGCCCCGCTGCCTTCCGACTTGCCCTTAATTTGCTGACACGCTCCGCCACCGGCTTAGCAGCTCCCGTTCTAGGTCGGCCCCGCCTGACCTGCGGCCACGGCCCACACAACTTAATCGTGGGATGCAACGCTTGCATATCCTCCCGCCAAATAACTTGACGTTTGACAAAACCGTCTTCCATACAAATATGCGAGCCCGCCGGTATAAAGTCTGTAGCATCAATCGTATAGAGCCACTCTGGCGTAATTTCGAGCCTGAATTCCGGCTGCAATTCGTGTGAATAAATCATGTTCATTTTGACTACCCCTTTATCGGCCTGCTTAATTGCCTGCCATGAATCTATTATACGTTACCGTAACAATAAAGGAAGTAATACTTTTCAATGGTTAAGCCGATCTTGATAGGCTAACCCTATGAGCCTTTAGCTAACAGGGGATTCTGGCAACGGATGGGCGCGGGGAGTCTCCCCCGCCGTCGCTCGGCTGCGCCGCACGCCGTCTGGGGAGGAAGCCGCGGCCTCGGTTGAGGCAGGTTGCTGCCATTCCTTGAAAAGCCCATGCGCGACGATGTGACGACACATGGCGTCCGACGTGGCGTAATCGTTCCCCCGTTGATCTACACACCGGCAACGCTTCGACGTGGCGATACAACCGGCAGGGAATGGCGCATCGACGGGCGTAGTGATTGAGTCATACACCGGCGCAGTGTGCAGCAACGCAGCGATCCGAGGAACCCGCGCCGCGTGATAATCGACCGGAACCGGCCCCGACGTTTTAACCGATGTTTCACCAGGTGAGTGCACCGCAGCCGATACCGACGCAACATCCCCCGCGGTTCGATCCTTGACCCGAGTCACCACGTAACCCCCCAGGCCGACCGCGACCAGGCCGGCCACGACGAACACATACACGAAGGCCGGCATTTTGGGCTTTATCTTTGTATGCAGTTCGGACGACTTGTAGAGCGCGAATACCGACTTCGGAAGCACATACTTTGACCGCGCCGCTATATCACGCGAGGACGGACTTTCTGGGTCCCCCAATTCGCACCACTCATAACGATACCGACCAAGGGCCGTGACCCTGATATGGATATGGCGACCGATCAGCTTGCGAATATTCGAGTCGATCAATCCGGCATGCTGCGAAAGCAGAATAAAGTCTATGCCAAGATGCCGATGCGTCTCGAACGCGGCGACCTCTGGCGGCACCTTGGAACCCACCGGACGCGGCCGATAAACACGCTGGGCCTCGTCAATGACCACAAGCGCATTTTCCGGAAAGGTGAAATACGCCAGGTCGAGATCGGGATCTTCGGGCGACTTACGCATTTCAGTCCATTGTTCGACCGGAGGACAGGGGATTACCGGAAGCGTTAATTCCGGGATGCCCATAACGAAAACCGGACGCCCCGCGAATTGCGGGTCGTTCGCCAGCATATCCACGACATGCGCCGTTTTCCCCGACCCCGGCTGACCCGTTACGAGAAAGACGCTCATGCGGTAATTTTTGCCAAGCGACCAACGACAAGGAAGCTGACCCGCGCCAGCACCGCGCCGGTAACAATTCCGAGAACTTCAGGGATACCGCCCAAGGATGCAATTTGCAAGGCCGACCCCGCCATTGCGCCCCAGTTCGATTGAGCATGACCGATCAGCGAATTGACAAGCGTAGTCATTGCCCCGTAGGTCACGACGCCAACGCCGAGAACCTGAAGAACCTTTTTAGCCAACGGCCCGATAAGCGCCATCAACCAGATTGCGATGTTAGCCAACGAATGCCCCCATCACGATGAACAGCGAACTAATCCACGCCAGCGCCAGCAGCACCGGACGTATCGACGTGGCCATATCGCATATCCATGACCAACTAAAACTTGCGCCCTTGGGAAGCGCAATATTCGCTGGGCAACTGGAGGACGACGCGAAAGACTGAACCGTGACGGATGCAACGCCCTTTTCTTGCGTCTCTAATGCCTCATCGCCAGGTGGGGTCCCCAATTCTTTGCACCCGACACGCTCAGGAAATAGCGTACATTCATCCGGCCGATCTTCCCCGTCGCCATCACCGGACCCAGCCGCAGTCGAAACCGTGGAGCCTGTAACGGCACCCAACGCATCCTTTGTTATCGTCGTCGTCGTGCATAATGCCCCGACGCATTCCGTCGATGTTTCCGTAGTTCCCGTTACCGCACCCGCCGCATCCTTTACAACTGCCGTCGAGTCTTTAGTAGTCGTAATCGGTTGCGGAGAATCCGCCGCTGTCGTGCAAACCGTACCAGATGATGTGGTGATAAAGCCACCCCCCGCCGCAAGACACTTTTGTGCAGGCGTTCGCGTATCTTCAGTAGGCGTTTTCGCGGCCACCACGTCCGTACACTTCGTGGAGGTATAACTGGCAATCTGCGACGACCATACGGCGGTTGATCCCGTACCCATAGATACGGACGTTCCCCCGTGATTGACCACGCAACCCCCGTAACAACTTGTCGATGGCTCTGCCCCACTACCGGCTATTGACGTGCCCCGCCCCTCAACCCGCGCCGCATTGCAATTACACGTTTTGTCGATCGAATTGAAGTCTTGCGAGAAACCCGGACATACGCAAACCCCACCGGCAAAGGTTGCCCCCGAACTACCGCATGGATTCTGGCAAACCCCGTTAGCGTCACGCGTGGCGCCCCCCGTACAATCTGGACGCGTACACGTCGCCCCACTTAACGTGTAATTTTGATTTTCGGGACAGGTGTATAGCGTTCCACCACTGCAATATTTGTTCGGATACGTACCCGCCACCGTACCCCCAGACGGACACGTATACGCCCTTGACGCTCCCAGATACAACGTAGCATCCCCCGCAGGATAGCGCACCCCCGTAGATGTATAAGACACCGTTCTGAGGTACGATATGTCTCCCGATGTTTGCGTCTCCGCACATGCCGTGTACGCACAGGAATAGGTCCACGTCGCATTAGACGCGCATTGCGCCGGCGGCATAGCAACCACGGCAGCACCAACCGCCCCACAACTAGAAAACGTTTGATTAGGCAGCGCCGATGACGTCCACTGGCTAACCGCCGGATAATTAGGGGTCGATGTCGCCGGAATTGTCTCCGCCGACGCCACACCGGCACCAACGATTAACGCAAATGCAAGAAGAAACCCCACCACCGGACGCGCCGCAACCAACCGCCAAAGCGCGAAGGCCGACGCACGAACAAACGCACCGATGAATTGATTGGCGAGATTCACCGCAGCAACATCCACACCGGCAGGACAATCAGCAGCATACCGGACCAAATCCAGAAATCTGTCATCATCGCATTTGCTGCCTTATCTTTGAAAAACCCCAGGCTAGGACCATCACGGAGGCAATGCCCCACCCCATGACCAGCCCATCATTGAATGAAGCGGAATCGTCGCAGACCGGAAACACCGGCACCGTTGCGACACTCGACACTAAATTCGTAATTGTTCCGTCAGCGGAGATGGATTGCCGCTTGATCATCCAGATAGAGCCGACCAGCTCAAACCACGATTGATACGACACCGCACCAGACGTGAAAAAAGCGCCCCCCTCGGTAAAGAAAACGTTTGCGGCATCCGTTTGTGACGGATAACACACAGTACCGAGAAGAGCGCCCATGCCGATTTACTTGGCAGCGCGACGCATCAGCTTGAAACCAAGCAGAGCGATGATCGCAACGAACACAGCACCGGCAACGGTTGCCATGTCAGTGCCGGCGGTTTCGATGGCCGTAGTAACGGCCGCCGGAACAGCAGCGTGGGCTTGCGAAGCAAGCACCAACACCGGCAGAGCGAGAACGGATTTACGCATGGTAAATACCCCCTTTAGCGGTTGAAGGAATCCACACATTTTCATGGTGGGGCGAAGGAACACGATTACAGGAAGTCACGACAAACCCCCCCTTCAATATGACGCTTGTAGCTGTACAGACAGCAGAGCTCCGATTCAAGCGCATACGGCAGACGCGCCATGATTGAATAGCCACACGCGTTACATTCACTGATTTTGGGAAGCAATTCGGAATGGACCGCAAGCCAGTTGACCGGAACCGCGAACAGACCGGCAGACATCAGGACGACTTTTTGGTGATGCCGATCACGATCGGTGACAGCTTGCCGCCGCGTGTTTCCATGTCCGTTTCGAGGTCGAGTTGAACCGGAAACTTAAGACCCGCGAATTGTTCAAGCGCATCCGCCTGAAGCGCGACCTCGGCAACCTCATAACCATAGCCGGAGATTTGCAAACCTTCCTTGCTAAATCCCTTGATCGGTTGCATTACCAGCACCCGCGCCATGTCGTAAGGTTGCTTGCTTGACTTGCCG